ATACGGGTTAAGGAATGGGGCACTGGTATGACACGCTTAGAGAAAGCCAAGCAACTTGGTATCTCATTCACTTTAGCACCTGATGTATCTATAGAGGATGGTATAGAATCTGTTCGTTCTTCTTTTGGCAAAATATGGATTGATGAGCGTCAGGCCAATGGATTACTCAAGGCGCTTGAATCATATCGTCAAGAATACGACCATAAGAAGAAAGTCTATAAGAGTGTGCCGTTGCATGATTGGTCGTCAAATTTTTCAGACGCTATGAGATACTTATGTATAAGTCTGCCCAAGACGCGGGATGGCTTATCGCCCGAAGATCTGGACAGAAGATATAATGAAGCTATGCTTGGCACTTCGGCAAATATGCCACGGTTTTTTAGAGATGATCAAATATAGGATGAAAGCCATGCGTTATATATATGTTTTCTTATTACCGTTGTTTTTATTGGCTGGTTGCGAAAAGGAAGAAGCCGAGGAAAAAGTTGTCGTAATCCAAGCGAAGTTACAAGAGAAGCATCTAGAATGGCACTCTAAGCACAATTTTGACTTTTCACAACCTTGCTCAATGTGTGGCCAAGCGTTTCCAGCCTTTGAGCATAAGACTAATAACGGCAGTCATTTAGCCGCAGGATATATTATAGGATCCACCGCGGCACGCTCATCTACTTGTCATTGTAACGGTAGACATTAATCTTTGTAGGAATAATGTTCACCTTTTTTGAAAGGATTGTATGTATCTTATGATCAGGAATAAATGAAAATCCTAAGTCTTACTGAGTTAGAATCGGCTTATCTTGCTGGTATGATGGAATTAGCACACTGGGGAATGCAGCTTTTAACTAAACCTGGCCGATATCACGGCAGGATAATTTTATCTAGGTGTTCTTGCGCCGAGGTTCTTTTTTGGCTAGGGAGTTTATTTGAAGGGAATACGGTAAAAGTTATAACAACAAGGGTGGATAAAATACCGGCTAATCGTTTTACAGATCAGGCGAAAAATCACAAAGACTATATATACCCCTCTTTTGTGCTTAGAAACAAAAAAAACATAATTGCCTTAATTCAAAAAATAGAGCCATTTTTAGTTTTAAAAGCACCGCACTGTAGGCTTATGAAAGAGTTTTACGAGACTGTTCCCGATTATCCTTCACCCGGTTTCCCTGAGCCAACGCCTGATTATATTATAGAACTAAGAGGGAAATTATATAAAGAACTTTGTCAATTGAATAAATCTAGTACGTGACGCTTTATCACCATAAGCCTTCCCAAGACTCGCGATGGCTTATCGCCTGAAGATCTGGACAGAAGATATAATGAAGCTATGCTTGGCACTTCGGCAAATATGCCACGGTTTTTTAGAGACGGAGATTAATATGGAACTTATTGAATCACAAAAGATATTTGCTCTTAATGTAGGTTATCTCATTCACTATATATATTGTATTGGTTTAACGTGTACCTTTGGGGAAGCATATCGAACGGCAGAGCAAGCGGAGATTTATGCCAACGAAGGCAAGGGGATCATAAATTCGCTCCACCGTAAACGATTGGCTATAGACTTGAATATATTCTCCCCCTCCGGTGAATTGCTCACCTCAATTGAAGCTCTTGCTGATATTGGTAAAGAATGGGAGAAGTTTAATTCAAAGAATCGTTGGGGTGGTAATTTTAAGAAGCGTCCTGACACCGATCACTTTGAGATGCAGGAATAATGTTCACCTTTTTTGAAATGTATGTATCTTATGATTGTTCCCCATAGCTCAAATGGTAGAGCTGGCGATGTAATATGCGCTTGGTTATAGGTTCGAATCCTATTGGGGTTCGCACACGTTACCCCTGGTTCTGGAGTCCTTTTGGGTACAATCCTTTCATGGCCAGGGGTTTTAAATAGCTGGCCTAAGAAGTATAGAAATAAACGAGGTAATGAATATGGAAATGAAAGTAAGCGAGATTCAGGTAATGCCAGTCACGCCTAAGGATGGGCTTGTTGGGTTTGCCAGCGTTGTCATTAATGACAGTCTTTACCTTGGATCAATTGGGATATACACTCGTCCACAAGGTGGTTACCGATTAACATACCCAACTCGGAATGGGCCCAAAGGCGGCTTTCATGTATTTCGTCCAATAAATAAAGATTTCGGCGAACTGATCGAAAGATTGGTAATAACTAAGTTTGAAGAGGTGGTTCGACCATATTTTTTGAGTGAGGAAGTTAAAGATCTCTAGATATGCGTTTCAAGCTCGGCCTACTCCTTTCTAATCCCACCCCCCCCCGGAGTAGGCCCCATTAAATTAGCTCCTAACCTTCTTTTTTTTCAGGGTCGGCATTACTCATGAGTGTCGACCCTGTTTTGCTTGCACAAGTTTAGAAACCGATTACAATTATTGAATCATATTCTTGCTGGGGGCGTTAAGCCAAGAGCGCCCCCGTGAAAAAGCTTTTTTGATCATCTTAGGGCCGCAAGGGATTACTACCGTGCGGTCCTTTTTTATATATATACATATCCTTGCTATCCAGAATCACCAATTATACAATACTGATGGCATGATGCCGTGGAGAGTAGTAAATCCAAGGCTCATTTCTGTAAAAAAGGGAAAGTCATGTTGTTTCCTCAATTGGGACCTGAGTATTATACCGAAGGCAACCACGAGATTCTCGCGCGCATGAATGCCTTTTATGCGGAGAGTATTACTATCAACCAGTCATTTTGGGGAGAAGCAGACACCGATACTCGATTCGAATGCGGTGACCAGACGTTGTGGAATGAATTATATGGCAACCTTCCAGCCAACAGGCGCCGCCAGTTTAACTTCAATCGCATTCGCCGCGTCATTAATATGATTAGCGGATCACAACGCCGTAACCGTAAATCTACTATTGTTACACCGGTAGAGAACGGCGACGATCAAACTGCCGATCAATTTACAAAAATTATCATGTGGATTAATAACCAAGAGAATGTTCTTGAGACTATATCTGAATCATTCCACGGCTCTCTTGTGACAGGTATGAACCTTCTTCAGCTTTGGGTAGACTACCGCTCCGATCCTATATCGGGTAATATCAAAGTAGATAACTGTTCGTACAACTCTTTTCTTATTGATCCATTCTTCCGTAAGCCAGACCTATCTGATTGTAATGCTTTATGGAAGAGAACATTCCTAACCAAACGTGAATGCCTATCGCTCCTTCCAGGCCGTGAATCAGAAATCATGGCTCTTATGGGACATGACAATCGCGATGGTAAATTCCAATTCATGCCCGAGAATTACAACTATGGTATGAAGAATCTACTTACGTATGATGAGTTCTATTATCGTTCATATAGAAAACAAAAGATGCTTGCTGACAGCCAGACCGGTGAAACACAAGAATGGCGTGGTCAAGATGATGAGAAGTTGAAAGAGTTCCTTCGTATCTATCCTCAAGTTACGCTTATTGAACAGGAATTACCTACGGTTAAGTTGGCTATTGTTGTTCAAAATAAGGTGATGTATGACGGACCCAACCCTATGGGTATTGATAATTATCCTTTTGTACCTGTATTTTCGTATTATAATCCGCAGCTGCCTTATTTTCCTTGGCGTGTTCAAGGTGTTGTTCGTGGTCTTCGCGATGCTCAATATTTATATAATCGTCGTAAGATTATTGAACTAGATATCCTCGAATCACAAATCAACTCCGGCTGGATCTATCGAGAGGACTCACTTGTAAATCCTAAAGATGTGTTTCTTTCTGGCCAAGGTCGTGGATTAGCTATAAAGGATACTGAACGACCTCTTACAGAATGCGCCCAACAAATCGTTGCTCCACAAATCCCACCATCCATGATCCAACTCTCTGAGCTTTTGGGAAAAGAGATCCAGGAGATATCTGGCGTGAACGAGGAGCTTCTTGGCAGCGCGATGGATGACAAGGCAGGCGTATTGTCTATGCTTCGACAAGGCGCTGGCATGACGACATTACAGGGCCTGTTTGATAACCTTGATCGTGCACAGAAGTTACTTGGTAAACTTATGATTGATGTTATTCAATCTAATTTCACCCCTGGCAAGGTCAAAAAGATCCTTGAAGGCGAAGAGCCTACTCAGCAATTCTACAATAAGGCATTCGGTAAGTATGATGCCGCTGTTGAAGAGGGTCTTAATACGACCACGCAAAAGCAGATGCAATTTGCCCAGATGCTGCAACTTCGCGAGACTGGTGTTCCTATACCTGATGACCAACTTCTTGAGGCCGCAACGCTTCAAAATAAAACTAAGCTTATTGAAGCTATACAAGCTAACCAACAGAAGGCTGAACAAGCACAACAAATGCAACTACAAGCACAACTTGCTGAACAACAAGCACGTACGCAACTTGCCCAATCTCGTTCTGTTGCCGATCAAGGTCTTGGCTTAGAACGCATAAGCCGCATACAAGAAAACAAAGCGCTTGCTTTGGAACGTCAAGCAGCAGCTGCTAAAGACGATGATATTGCCTTCTTGAATTTAATTAAGGCGCTTAAAGAAATCGATACGATGGACATAGGTCATATGGAACAGCTTCTTGGTATGCATCATGCTATTAAAGAGCAAGAACGAGCTTCTCAGGAATTAAAATTACAAGCACAACAACAACAACAACCAAAGCAAAGTAGTCAACCATCCGCATAGGAGGCCATTATGGATACAGCGCAAAGAGTGGAATTGGAATCCGCGCTCAAAGATATGACATTAACGGTTCTTAATGAGCTTATTGCTCATAACATCAAGGGAGCCGATCTTATTAAAAAGGGAATAGAGTCTTTCGGTAAACTTGAAAGCGAACTGGAAGCGCACTATGATCTTTTAGTAAAACTTATATCGCTCCTTAAGCCAGTATTTGAACTGGCACGTGAATGGTTAGTTAGTTGTTATTCGCATCTTGTTGCCGTATTTGATTGGGCAAAGGAGATGTGGCATAAGATATTTGGAAGCAAATGAAAAAAAACAAAGTAATTAAAGCTTACAAAAAAGAAGAGAAGAGACACCATAAGGCTGAAAAGAGTGAAGAGAAGAAACACGAAAAAAGTGAGCTTAAGAGCATAAAAAAGATTGAAAAGAAAAAGAAGTGCCCAAAATAGTTAGAGGTGCTTTTTAACCTTGCAGCATTCGAAAGAATGGGTCTGCAGTTACTATGAAAGGCCAAACATGGCAAAGAGACATCACAGTTCAATGCACGACGGTCCATATTCTGGACATGATGAGAGACGAGCCCAAGAATCAAGAGATGCTGGCATGATTAGCGAGGATCATTCTGCTATTGCTAATCTTCCACAGGGTGTTGTTATGCGTGAGTATCCTAAGATGCCTGGCACTATGCCTGAGGGTCTTAATGACAAAATCAGTGGCGTCGATACTCAAATCAATTTGGATAATTCTCAAAAAAGTAAGCACATGTCTCCTAAGAAGGTTTAACATGCCTGCAATGCCACGTTCAACTAAGAAAGCTGATAAGATTGCATTTCAGATTATTGGGACTCCTCCTAACATGAAGAAAGACAAATCTAAAGACGATAACGTCGAGAAACAATTAGTTTTTGAAGAGACAACGCGCGTAAGATAGTGTTTTGTTCCCAAAGGTAAGTGATTTTCTACCGTTAGTGCCCGTCCGTTACTTACCTTTGGGTAATTCTTTAACTAAAAAGGAATACCATGGCCAAACAATCTCCAAAAAGCACACCCAAGACAACTGTTCCACCGGTAAAGAAGTAAGGATTACAATGGCGAAGAAAGCCCCTTCCAAGGGAAAGGCCAAGATTGAAACAGTCATGCATGAATGGAAAGAAGGAAAATTGCATTCAGGCAGTAAAAAAGGCCCCAAGGTCACCAATAAGAAACAAGCCGTTGCCATTGCCATCTCTGAAGCGCGCAAAAAAGGCGCCAAGATACCGAAGAAAAGAAAGCCTTAATATGTGCTCTTGGTTTTGTAGAATTAAGGATTATATAATTAGATTCTTCCAAAGCCTTAGAAAAGACGACTAGGGAGATAAGATGAATAAAGGAGAGTTAAAAAATAAACGAGAAACCGTAGGCAAAGTATCATCGGATTTATTGCAAAAACAGACATCATCGATTAGTCCAATAGATTTAACCAGTGAATTACTAACTGATTATGAGAAAAATATTAATGAATGCGTTGCCAATCTACGGGCTATTGATTCCACGGGTGATTATTACATTGTGGTGATCACGAAAAAAGAACCGCTCATGCATAATGTTCTGCGAAACTATTTTATGGGCCGTCGTTCATGCCCAACACCCGATTACGACCAAACCGTGTACAAATATACCTGTGAAAATGACCATATCGAGTTTCTATGGACCATTCCATCACGCGATACCTGTATTTTACTCTTGCAGAATAAGTCTAAAGTAGCCCGCGAAGAACATGGTTTACTCGATTTTGTGATTAAATTCTATGAAGGTACGTTATTTGAGTTAGCGAAGAAACTTAATGGTGAAGTTAGTCTTGAATCACCTCTTTTAAGCAGTTAAGGAGTAGTATGTCCGAAAAAGAGACAACAGATACGCAATTAGAGACCACGTTAGATACCACGCCGGCTGAAACTGTTCAAGAAACACCGGTTGAAACTAAGCCTGAAGAGGTAAAGCCAGAACCGGCCGTTGCGGAGGCACCCAAGGAGCGCAATCTTCGTATATTGCGAGAGCGTGCTGAGCGTATTGAGCGAGAACGCGATGCGGCTATACAGCGCCTTTCGGAGATTGAGGCCCGTAATAAACCGGCTGATTCGCCAGAGGAAGATTATTCTATTAATCTTGGCGCTGATGACTTGGCAGAAGGTAAGCACCTTACTAAAATGTCATCCAAGATCAAGAAACTGGAAGAACAGATCAAAAGTTATCAACAACAATCGACCACCATGACTACGGAAGCTCGCCTTAAGGCAGAATACCCAGACTTTGATAAAGTTGTGTCTAAGGACAATATAGAGGTCTTAAAAGAGACATATCCAGAGCTTGCTATGACATTACAATCCTCGCCTGATCTTTATGCAAAAGCTAAGTCGGCCTATACGCTTATCCGTAAACTTGGTATTCATGTTGATGATAACTTTGAAAGAGAAAGGGAAATTGTGCAGAAGAATGCCAACAAGCCTAAACCGGTAGCATCGGTCTCTCCACAACAAGGTGAAAGCCCACTTTCACGTGCTAATGCTTTTGCTAATGGATTAACAACCGAGCTTAAAGAGCAACTGTATAAAGAAATGATGGAGTCTCGTAAGGGCTACTAGTGTTTATTTTTATCATGAGCATAATGCTCTTTTTGATCCCTTTGTTTA